GCGTCAGGCTACGCAAGAGGTTTACGATCATTCATACTGGAACGTGTAACCGCCATTCATGCAGTTGAGTTCTCCGTTTACAAACCAGGCTACGGATTTGCTGGTACAGCAGACGCTCTATTGGATATTGATGGAGACGGGCCATTCATAGTGGATTGGAAAACAGCTAAAGAAGTTAGGTCAGATGACATGATAGAACAATTCTGTCATCAACTTGGAGCGTACAGTCTAGGTCTACAGCATCTCACAGGAATCAAACCAAAATACGGTGCAGTTGTGGTAGCTCGCAGAAGTGGTAAACCCCAAATAAAAATCCTCAATAACTTGGAGTTACGAGGATCTGAAAGTATTTTTCTAGATAGAGTGGATCGTTACCACAAAAACCTTAAGCAGTTAGCTGTAGTTTAGAAGTACAAATCTCCTATTCTTTTTTAAGCCCCAATAATGCGTCTACTTCTTCGGCACAATCTCCGCACCTCCACCCTTCGATACCGTATTCATGAGCATAAACTGGGTATCTGTTAACAAATCTACCCGAACCAGAATGGCAGGGTAGACCACAGTCAATACAAATCTGAGAATCAAATAAATTTTTAATCATGGTGTTGGATCGTAATGAATAATCTGGTCAAAAGCCTCTATGATCTCGTATAGATCATCTTCAAAGCTCCATACTTCCCAATCTCTATCGGGTGGACTTTTTTCTAATTCTTCCTTGATGTATTTATCAAGAGAATCTCTAATCTGTTCTAATTTAGAAGTCATAATCTGTCTCCATAGGATAGTGTGTTTCATCTTCTTCAGTCATATCTAAAGCTAAGTTCCAGCCTATTGAATCTTCTTCTGGAAAATCCAATAATTCTAAATTAGATTTAAATAGTTCATTATCTGGATCGGGGTAAACCCCACAATCCTGTAGATACTGGATCGCATCATCTTCACGCTGGCTGTCCAGTGCGGATTGATGTTCGTGCATAAATGAGTCAGTCATTATCCTCTTCTCCATCTTCACAAGTTGTTTCAGCCCAATGGCAGTTTTCCCCTACTAATCCATTTTCATAAGTATCAATAGCCCAATCTTCGTCTGGATCGTAATTGTATCCTGATCTCTCATAGGCTTCATCTTTATCTTTAGCTTTTACTACATAATAAGTAGCTGTACACATTCCCCAAAGGACAGTGTATGTTTTTTCTTTTGGATCGTTGGTCATACTTTTTTAAACCTCGTAAGTAATTTTGAATATAGTTCGATACCTTTGTAATACGCTAGGCTATCTCCGTCAGCTAATGCAGCTTCAGCAGTATCTAACACATTATCTAGAATGGTATCTTTATTATCTTTAATCTTTTTATCTGGATCGGGTTTAGCCTGTTCCCATTTATATAGATTAAAGGAGTCTTTGTAATATCTATATGCCGTAGATCTAGGAATCTCAAAATCATTGTGCAATATATCACATATATCCAATCGAGTTAATTTTTCTTTTGGATCTTTTTTGGATTCGTTGTCTACCAGACATTTATAGATGAAGTTCTCAGCTTCTTCTTTAGTCACAGTAATCCTCTTTTTTAGGATACTGTCCACTTTCAATCCAGTGAGCTAATGATGCAATTTCTTTTGAAATCATTTTTGCGTCATAAAATTCAAAAGGTTCCCATAGGTTATTTTCGAGTAAATCATCTTTATACTCTTCCCATTCTTCTTTAGTCCATTCACCTGGATCGTAAATAAAGAAATCGTCTGGTAGATGATCCGTTAAATAAAAGCCTGATGCCCATTGAAAACAAGCATCTTCAAAAGATAGTTTTGATTTTTTAGTTTTTTCAGTCATTTTTAAATTTTGCGTATTTAAAGAAAAGGTGTTCAAAAGAGTTATAGAGAATAGTTTGATTATCTGGATCGGCTTTTCTATAGCAGATAGCAAGAGATTGAACAAAACTACCTCCGAACCTATCCATATTTTCTATAGCTCTATCAATAAAATGTTTAGTCATATATCGTATCTCTCCCTTAATTCGTCTAAATCTTCCTCGGCTAACTGTTGCTTACATATTGTGATAAATATGTTGCAAGCTTTATGGACATAGTAATGTCCTTCTATTGGAAAAAGTTCTTTCAACTTAGTCATCATACCGACTAAGATTTTAATTTCATTCATAGTGGCAGTTAAATACCTATCACTACTTTGATCTAGTGGATCGACAGCCATAATAATGGTGGTTAATGTGCTCTACAATATTACTTTAGTTCCATTCATTATGCAACTTATTAAATTCTCATTCATTATTCTCAGTGATAATTCTCAGAATTGACATTCATTAACGACTAGGTAATGTTGGATCGTTCATTCATTATTTTCATTCATTATGCGAACTCACATTCATAAGTTTTTTAAACATAGTCATGTATCTATACCTATACAGGATTTATTTTTTATTCTAATAGTGCTTCAAAAAATATCAAATAATTATAAAAATCAATTTTCAGATAATCTCTGTTATCGTGCAGATAAATTAATAGATAAAATTTTAATTAATATAGAAATGAAAAAATAAGTTGCTATATAGTATAGATTATTGTAGTATTTTAAATGTAATTAATTTATTCAACACCCATGAATTACAACAACGAAAAAAATCAAGTCAACACCGTTTACAGTGCTGATTCAAATAATGCTCTATTAGTAGAAAATAGATATAGAGCAAAAAACAACTTCAAAGCTATTGGAAATGAGGATCTATGCGGTAAGGCTGTAGACCAAAATGTTTCTATAAGAGACGCTTTTGAACAGAGTGGAGCGTTAAACCCACCTGTAGAAATTACACCTTTTATTGAAAATAGCTTCGGCAACAAAGTAGAGCTAAAAAACCATAAAGCTATAGTAGACAGTAAGACGGGTAAATGTATGTCAGTTATGAAAAATTCTTATGAAGTACAGGACAATGAACCTATCTACAATATTTTTGAACAGAATAAAAATATTCTTCAATTAGAATATATTACCTTGTTTAATGACAACGGTTGTATCTTTGTTAGTGGCGGTATTAAAGATGCAGATTTAGAAGTTACTAAAGGTGATCCAATTCGCAGACGTTTATGTTTGATTAATAGTTACACAGGACAATACGCGTTCAAATTGGTGCTAATAGATTTTAGGCTTTTTTGTTTCAACCAATTAGGGCGTATTAATCGCAGTCAAAATAAATTATCGTTTCGTCATTCTAAGGGAATAAACGATTATACAAAAGTGCTCCCAGACTTTTTAAAGCACCAACGTGAGGATTTGAAAAATTCTATTGAAGAATTGCAAGCGATGGTAAAAATAAATTATAAAACTAGGTCGGATTCTATGTCAGTTTTAAAAACATTAGCTCAACAAATGTTAGCTGATAAGTTAGTTGGCAAAGTTAAGGATAAAGAAACAAAAGAATATAGAGCTAAAGATTTTGATAAGGATTTATCTAAAGAGTGGAGCGATATAAAAAATAACTTTTATAAAGAGACTAACAATTTTGAGATAGCTCCAAACTTATATCAAATGTTTAACGCTCTAAACTATCAGCAAACACACTGCGAACAGAGTGTCAAAGATGACATAAAAGGTGCTAGGGTTCGCCTGGAATCGTTAGTCGGTGGCAAGTGTGGCAATAGGGTCGATTTAGTTAGAAAAGAGTGTTTAAAGCTAACAACGGTAGGAGCTTAATCAGATGATAGAAACATTCAAATCACTTAAAACTAACGATTTAATTAGGGTATCTATGACAGATGCCCTATTTGGCAAACGTGAAAAAACTCTTTCAATAGGTAGGAGATCACATTCAAAAAAGTACAATGTTGAAAAATTAACAATGTATCAACTAAATAAAGATGGATCGGTTTGTAAGCATTCATGTAAGTATTATTTTTATTATCGACCTAATTCAAATTTACTTTCATTAGCGATGAATGATATGGGTTGCTCATTCACTAATATTGAAAAATTATGAGAACACTTTATGAACCTAATTTAATGTCCAGAAAACAAAAAATTTTATGGTGCATTAATGAGATTATTTATTTAATCTTTAATAAAAAATAAATTTATTAATCCTGATGCTAAAACGTCAGGATTTTTTATTGAGTCTCAATGAGTCCAAGTGAGAATCTAATAATTTAATAATACTTAAGGTATGTTTATACCTTTTCAAATTGTAGTTATATCAATATATTTAGTTTGATTTATAATCTGTTATATAGTACAATAATAAATGTAATAACCATCTTTATTATTATGAAAAATCCTCGAACATTAAAAGATTTTCAAAATGATCCCAGAGTCTCAAGTATCCATCAAGAATACAACGATACTTTAGATTATTGGATCTATCTCAACTTCCCATATAATTGTGAGGTTATGGATTGTCCAAGTATTCATGAACACACTTTAAAAGAATGTTCCGATGTTTTTAAGTCTGTAGTATTAGATTATGAATATTGGATATTTGATTATTTTCTACCAGAGAAACCAAAACATCTTGATGCTAAAGGAAATTATCAATTAACACTAGATGATTTTAAGAAACAATTAGAGTATCAGGAACAGATGCGAAATTATAAAAAATCAGTAACTAGATCTATTAATGAATGTTTGAATCATGCAAAGGCAAACAAAGACCAAAAATCAATTAATAGATTATTCGCACTTGGTCATGAATTATCAGCTGATGATAGATTCCAACCTACTAGAGAATGGATCGCTAAACATTCTTAAAACATTCACTTATTAAAATTCATTCAATTAATTATTATGGCAACTTATCAAACTTACAAAAGACAAGCCGAAAGGACATTCAAAATAGTTGATAATGTTCTTTCACAATATTATGATCTAAGGGATCAGGGAAAAATCATTCACGAAGATGATAACTTAATCTGCACTCATTCAGATTTAGAAAGATATGATATAGGAGATTTCAAATTTTTAGAATCTCAGGATATAAATATTTTCAAAATGAAAAAACAGATAGAAGATTATAAAATGTATATCAAAAATCTAGAAAAGGAAATTGAAAAGACGGAAAGATTTACAAAACATATGAAAGAAACAATAAAATCAGGAAACGGAATTGATAAAAATTATATTAATTATTTATTGGATCAGGAAGAATGAATTAAATTAGTCCAGGAATTAAAAATTAATAGCTAGATTTTAAAAAGTCTAGCTTTTTTTATTTTTTGATTTTTGAATGATTTTAAATCTGTTAATGTGCTATTGCATAGGTTACTTTTTAAAATTATAGGATTCTTACGTTTGAGATTCTCTAGTTATATCAATTAGTTTGGCGTCTCAGTATGTGAGATTATATAGAAAACTATAGGATTTTAAGGTTTTTTAGTGCTTATTATTGTATTATTTTAGTCTTGTATTAGATAGCAAAAAATGGTAAAATTAGATGTAATCTAAATTATTTTTTATTATGACAACACCAAAAAATGTCTGGAACAATTCGGCAGAAATGCACGAAATTTTAGAAACAGAATCACCAGAGTATTTTGAAGCACCAGAACCAAAAAAAGTTATTAAAGGTTCTAAGACTTATTACAATTGTCCCCCCTCACAGTTTGCAATAGATGCAATTTTGAATGAAGCAAGAATTAATAGATTAAATGGAGGTTCAAACAATGTCAGTTTCTAAACTTGAATATGAACTTAAATGTTTAAACGAAACATTAGGAACAAATCTTTTTTTGAATCGATACGGTTCCGGATATGTTCTATTTGAAAACGGAAATTTTAGTTCTGAAATTAATTGTGCTTTGACATACAAAGAATGTTTAAAAGCAATCCAAACTATCAGATATTGTTTTGAGTCTAAATTGATTAAAAAACAATTTTATAAAAAATTACTGCACACACTTTATTAACTTCTTTTTATTCTCTTTCCCGTATCACTTTCCCAAATGATCCAATCCAACCCAAACCGCATAAGAATTTATAGATCAGGTTCCCACCGATCAAACCGCACCAGGATTAATGCAACGGTTTTTATTCTTTGCACTGTTTCGTTTTTTATGGCGTGCTATCTCACAGACAAAGGATTCAAAAATTGTCTACAGTCTGGCAAGTATTCCACCACCGAATGTGAAAAGCTTCACTTAGGTTAAACTGCTCCAGGATTTCGCCCGTTTATGCCGCTTCCCATTTTTTGGGGGGCGGATTTTTAAAAAATTTTTTTATATAAAAGGACACACGGAACCTTCTGATAAATCAAAGCATAAGCGATAAATGTACTACAATATAATAATACTACAATATTACTCTAGTGTCAACTATTTTTCTTAGGTTCTACCGAAATTGATAGTTGTGGAGTGTTTAAATTGATGTTCTCTACACTCTCCCCTACTACTTTACCAAGAGAATCTAGTATTTGAGCAGCCGTTTGTAACTGACCTTTTCTAACAGCCTGTTCAAAAAGTCTCATTCTCATTCCCTGGAGTCGTGAGATCATCTTCTCTCTATCCTTCTCCCAATCCTCATCGTTCCATTCTTTTACCTTTCTCCAATCGCTCCATGCAGTTTCTATACCAATCTGTTCCCTGGAAGCGTGCTCCAACACAAGTTGTCTTGTAGTTTTACCTGTAAGCTGTCTTGAGTATAGCTTTTGCCTTCTAGCTTCTATTACTGCATCAGGTTGTCTTTTCCCACATACTCTTCCATCTTTGCGTGCTCGCTCAGATGTAAATTGACCATTTGAATTACGAAGAACAGAATCAGCCACGGACTAAATTTGTTGTTAATACTTGAATAATAACCCTAAATATAGTGTTTAGTCGATAAAAACACAGAAATCCGTCAATATTTAAGCTATTCTTTACTACATGAGCACAAAAACAGCCGAAAATCTATCACTTAGATGGGCACAGGGGGAGGTGTTCAACGCAAAAGAAAGATTTAGGGTACTCGTAGCTGGCAGAAGATTTGGAAAATCATACCTATCCTGTATCGAACTACTGAAAGCAGCAATAGACCGCCCTGGAGAAACATATTTTTACTGTGCCCCCACCTATCGCATGGCAAAAGACATTGCATGGAAAGAAATAAAGAAACTTATCCCACCAGAGTGGATTCAATCTAAAAACGAAACCGACCTTAAAATAGAACTAATTAATGGCTCGCTAATCGAACTCAAAGGAACTGAAAACGCAACTACCCTGCGTGGCCGAAGCCTCGCTGGAGTAGTACTTGACGAAGCAGCCTTCATGGATTCTGATGTATGGTTTCAAGTTATTCGACCAGCCCTTGCAGATAAACAAGGTTGGGCACTATTCATATCTACACCAGACGGCACAGCTTCATGGTTTTACGATTTATGGTGCTACGTTCCAGAAGATGAAACAGGCGATTGGAAACGCTGGAGCTTTACAACAATAGATGGGGGTAACGTACCAGCAGAAGAAGTCGAAGCAGCTAGGGCTCAGTTAGACAACAGAACATTCAAGCAGGAGTTCGAGGCAAGTTTTGAGAATCTCACTGGTCTCGTTGCAGTCTCCTTTTCAGATTCCAACATTTCTAGCGAAGCGGAGGACATATCCATCGCCCCACTTTTATTAGGAGTCGATTTTAACGTAGATCCACTTTGCGGAATCTGTGCTGTCCGACATAGAGAAATACTTTACGTCTTTGACGAAATAATTTTGACAGGCGGTGCAACTACCTGGGATTTTGCCGAAGAAGTTACAAATCGTTACGGAGTAGAAAGACGAATAATTGCTTGCCCCGACCCAACGGGTGCAGCCCGAAAAACATCAGGAGTTGGATCAACGGACCATACTATCCTACGCAGAAGCGGATTTACTGTGTCATCTCCCAGATCTCCCTGGAAAGTCCGTGACAAAGTAACCGCAATAAATACCGCATTATATGACGCAATGGGAGAACGCAGAACTTTAATTCACCCACGTTGCAAAGAACTCATAAAATCACTCCGCACCCTGACTTACGCTCCAAATACAGGTATGCCAAACAAAAACCTTGGGGTTGACCACGCATTTGACGCTTTCGGCTACCTATGTCTCCAACAATTTAACCTTGCCAAGCCAGAGACATTAGGCCAAACTTCGTTTAGAATATACTAAGAGTTTCCTTTTTCCACTATGTATCATTCCACCACAAAGAAAAAGAAGAAGAAAAAGAAGGGAGGCAAGAAGAGAAGTGAATGTTCCTGTAAATAAAGCGTTATACTCTA